ATCTCTTTCTGTCGCGTCAAAGTCATTAGCGAATTGCTCAGCAGCGGATTCAACACTTAGTGTTGATATGAATGAATCTTTTTGCGCAGAAGATTCCAATATGCAAGCAACAGTCGCGGAGTAGATAATTTTTCTTTTCGCGTCGAGAAACCAATTTTCATCAACGCCCAGCAAAGTTGTTGCAACCGCTTGAGAGTTCAAATTGTTCAAGCACCAGCCGAGAAAGATTTTTTCAAACGCGTCATATTTCCAAGTCTTCAGCTCCTTTAGTAAAAATTCTTTTGCGGTTGAGTCTTGGTTCGAGTTCATTGAAGGTTGCGCGAAGAAGTTGTTCGTCGTCAGTTGAATGCAAATATTGCTGCAGCGTTTTTATTTCTGCCCATTGCTGCAACAGCGATTGAAGCAAGAAATCATGCTCTGTACGCGACATCAATAAAAATCTTCATCTGAAAGTTCTTTAATTTGAGTTTTGTGCGCAGTTGAATGAAATTGCTGATCGCGTTGCAGTTTTTGCAAAAGTTGAATGTGCCCTGCGAATCCGAGCGATCGCCACGTGGACTGTGCGGCCTGCTCGCAGAACAGCGCCAGCACCCCAAGCTCGTTCGCGGCTTCCAGGCCACGCAGGTCGGCGCTCGTGAGCTGAGCCCCCTTGCTCGGGTGTTTGCGCTGGCAGCTTCGCCACCACGCGCTCAGGGCCTCTCGGTGCGGTTCGGCGTAGCGGGGCAGTGCGGGCAGCTCGGGCGACTTCGGGCGTTGGCGTTTGGCTGGGGGGACTAAGGGGGGTTCTGAAGTTATTGCTTTCTTAGGTTCGTGGGGCTCTTTGGGGCCCCAGGGAGGTGGGGCCTCTGGGTGCCCCAACGTCGATGGAGCCCCAGGTGGGTGGGGCCTCTGGGAGCCCCAGGTTCGATGGAGCCCCAGGGCTCTTGGAAGCCCCAGGTTCGCCCCCATTGGTGTCGATTGGTGACTCGGGTTCGTCGTCGATCGCCCAGCGCCTTTCGAGTGATAATTCGTAATGTGTAACTTGTCCGGGACGCGAAATTCGTTTTACATATCCGTTATCGACAAGCCATTTCAACGCTGCTTTGATCGTGTGAACATTCATTTTGCACGCGTCAATCAGACCCGCAACTGAAATCCAAGCTTCTCTTGATGCGCCCGCCTTGTCCCATAGCACCATAAAAACCCAGGCGTATTCTTTATTTTTCACAAGCAGATCGAGAAATTCCGAGGGAACTTGCACGAATCGCGAACGTGAAATCGTTACACGCTTTGAACTTTCAGCCATTAATTTTCTCCATTTCGCGTTGAATGATTGTAAGTCCCTGCGCGGCAAGACGCTTTTGCTCTGTTTCAATCGTCAAGAACGCGTCAATATTGTTATCCATCGCGACAAAAAGCTTTCGTATCGCGAGAGTGACAATATGTCTTTGTATTGCAAGCAAACTTGCAAGAGAGCCATCAGGCAGCTCATCTTTAATTTTTTGAAGCTCGCAAACGAAGAAAAAAGCGCTGTCCTGCTCGTCCTCTGCAGGCTGCAGCAGCGAAGCCCATTCAGGCATGTGCTAGATTGCGATTGGTAAGTGAAGGGGGCGGCTCTCTGGTAGGGGCCGCCTTTTTATTGCTCCGGGGCGAGCAATCTCTTCCATTCCGCCAGCCCGTACTCCACAAGTAGTGCGCAAAAAGTTGACATAGGAATTGACTGCGGCTTTGCAGCTAAGATGTCCTGCGCCGTTTTTTGATCAATAGTGATCTTAATAATGCTAGAAGATTTTTGATTTTTATTTTGCAATTGAGTTGTTTCCATTGGTTGTGTCATTGACAAGCGGCAGGGACCATGCGACACTAACAAGGACCAAGAGGTACGTCAAGCCCCATGACCGAAGCGGCAACAGCCCAGTCAGAAAAAAGAAAAGGATATATTACTTATAAAAAGATTGCATCATTTCGCAGAGGAATGAAAGCAACGGAAAAAGGAAAAAGATCTTCATCGAGCTACACGCTTTTTGCATTTGAGCTTGGCGATGGAATTGTGCTTTTGTCGCGATATAGGGACGATAAAGCTGGGCAGGGCTTTCACACTCACTTTTCGTACAAGCTGAAACTGCGAACAAATGCAAAAGGCGAAAAAAGATTTGTTTTTTACCAGATGCGCGATTCTTCCGTGCGCACTTCAAACCCAAATCATTTGCGTAGCAAGTTAGCCATTCTCTTCAGGGGTCAAGAAGATTCACGCAAGAAACCAAGAAACATTGAGACTGATACAGGTCTGTGCAAAACTCAAGGCAAAAGGTTGCTTATTTTTATTCGTGCATTTCTCAAAAAGCACAAAATTAGTTTCAAAGGGTTAAGCTCTGACCCGTTCTCCCTGATGATTCAATTGTGCCATCCGGGCACGAGAAGTTTTGATGAATCTACACTGCTGCGCATAAATACAGGAGAGCTGCTGCTTGATGACCCCGTAAAACTTGCGCTGCGAACAAAAGGCAAAAAGAGCAAGAGGCTTTTGTGCGAAGCGATTAAGAAGCACCCCCAGGGCGCATTAGGAATTTTACGCGTCGCGAAATACATTAGAGTTAATAGATCGCTCGATCACGCGCAAGAGTTTTTGTCAAAGATTTTTGAAAGTCGTGAACACTTCGCGGACAATATGTATTACGATTATCAAGTAGCAAAACTCAAGGCGTCTGAGATTTCAATCTTTGACAGACTTTCAATTGATGAAATTGTAAATGGAATATCGAGTCCAGGCATACTTAATGATACTTTTAGAATGATTGGCATGGCAAATGCAAACGCTGGCTTTGACTACAGGCAGATTCAATACACAAGCATTGCCCAGCTACACGATCAACTTGCTCAAACTCTGCCTGGTCGAAGGTCGAGAACACAGTTTAAGCATTTTGAATTTGACACTAGCAATCTCGCGATGAAATTTTGCGAATCGCTTTCGCAATCTTTTTCAGGCAACAACAGCTATGATATTATTTACGCGAAGGATACAAAAGAATTGCACGAACACGCGACAGCAATGAAGAATTGTTCGTTCTGTTACTATTCAAGAATTCACTCTGGGAATTATGCAATTTTCTGTATCATAGATAAAGATTACAAGCCGAATCAGCCCAGATATATGTTTGGCGTGATCGTGACCGCAATTCGCAGCAAGATCATTGCCAAGCTTGAGCAGGCGGTTTCGTATTGCAATCAAAAAATCGAAACGTCAGTTTTTGAAGATTTGAACAAGCAGATTGAAAAAGCCTTGCAAGAAAGCGCGTCATACTTCTGGAAAGACTGTCAGTCCTATGGCCCGTGAATACCCCAAAATGTCTTCAGCGCCAAATTGGACAGAGATCTTTACGGTGCGCCCCGAGCTAGACCCGCCAGGCTACGCAGAGACAGTTATTGATATTCTTGATAATCCATACGTCAAGCCGAAAGAAATAAAGAAAGAAGAGAAGAAGAAAAATAAAAAGAAAACTGCTGTTGGGCGCAACGATAAATCTTAAAAGTCGCTCCAGTTATCTTCAAGCTTTTCTTCTAGATCATTTAATGTTACTTTTTCAAAATCTATTGGCGCAACAGGGATTCGCTTTTTCATCTTATTGGAAGCGTTTACATCTGTGCCCACACCATTGATCTCGCAATACTTTTCATACCAAGACTGCACCATTCTTCTATCAACAAAAACCTGCATGAAGTTCGCAATTGCTTGAACGTCTTCACCGCGTTCAAACAAGAGATTTGCCGTGACGCGCAGGATTCTGTTCAGTGACGTTGCGGCTCTTGTGACCATTCTCAGCGCGGGGGGTTGACAGGGCTCGGGACTAGGGGGTACCATTCGGGACGTACACCCACCAATGGGGCCAGAACCAAATGAGTCTTCGTCCTAATCTTGCAGGTATCATCACTACGGATGATGTCTCAACTAAGGGTACAGGCAATTTCAAAGCTGATTACGTGAACTGGGCGAAGATCGCTCACCTGCTTCACGAGCACGCGCCCGGCTGGGAATTTCATCTGCGATCGAACGCGGAAGGAAATCATATCTGGCGTGCGCCAAATGATACGGGCTATGTCGTTGGGTATTTTACAGGCCCAGAGGATCACACGACGCCTGACTTTCCTCAGGCTGTCATGGATAACAGAAACAATCCTGTCGCATACGACAAAATTTCTGCACGCGATGTAACTGATACGCATCGGCGCTGCCTTTGCACGGCTGCTGCCTACAGCTTCGGGCTTGCCTACGAGCTTTGGGCCAAGGAGGAGGTGGAGAACCCACATCGCGAGGAGAGCGCCTCTGCTGGCCCTGCAGCACGCTCCTCATCGAGGTCCGGGGCTGCGCCCAGGGCAAGCGCTGCAGCCACCTCTGACAAGCCTGTGGCGCTGGTCCTGATGGACAAGCTCAACGCGCTGGGAATCACTGAGTACGGCATCAAGACAGTTCTTGCAATTTGCGAAGCTGAAAGCATCGAAGAAATTGCACCGAACAGAGCCGAGGCTCTTTCACGAGCTGTTACGCCCGATCATGTCAGTATGTTCAACAAAGGCAAGAACAGCAAGGGCAAAGAAATTCTTCCCGCGCCCGTAAAGGATCAAATTAACGCAAGCAGTTCAATTGATGAGCTTGCAAAAGCTGCAGAAGAAGCTTTCGGGGATGACTGATGATCGCCAACCGCAATCCCAGCATTGATGAAGCGATGCGCGTTATTCCAAAAACATGGCAGCAGCGCTGGTGTACTTGCGACACGTGCGCCTGCATGGGTTGCGCAAATATTGCAGGTGGACTGCAGCGCCTGGGATTTTCAAAACAGGATCACGCTGACTGGATGAGCAGAAATGCAGGAACCAACTGAGTGGAAAATCACGCGTCTTCCGTCTCGCGGCCCAAAGCCGGGACAGTCTCAAGAGTCGTTCTTACGTGGTAAAGCACAAGGTGACAAGAAATGGGACAGAACGCGTGAGCAAAATTTCAACAAACTACTCAACCCGACACAAAAACCAAAAGATGCAAACTCCAACACCTGATCGCCGCCCTTCCCCTATTACCAGCTCTCAGGCCCTGGGCCAGGCAATTTGCCAAGTGCTTGGCCTAGATGGAAACAAGATAAGCAAGATGACAATCGAGCTTAATCCAGGAGAGGTTGCAAGCATTCAAGTTGTTCACTGCTTAAGTGAGCTAGACGCTAAAGGAATCGTAGGAGCTATTTCTAAATACACGCTAGAACCAAAGTCTTGCGCTGTTTCTGAAGTGGAGGGCAAGTGATCCGTCGCACTTTGCTCGCGCTGGCCCTTCTTATTCAGGGCCCCGCGTTTGCGCATCACGGCGAAGGCCATGGCAGGCGCGTTACAGCCACGGTCTACGACGGCTGGTATCACGGTCGCGTCACCTACTGCGGCCAGACCTATCAGCACTGGGGCGTGAGCGCCGGGCACCCATGGTTGAGTTGCGGCACCAAGGTTCGCGTCAGCCATCAAGGTCGCACGCTGGTTGTGCCAGTGACCGATCGCTGTGATTGCGGTTCGATTGATTTGAGCGCTGGCGCAGCGCATCGACTTGGCGTGCCGCTAGATGGCATCGCAACTGTTCGCATCTCGCACCAGTAACCGATTGCAGCAATGGAGCTTCATGATTTAGCTATTCGGTTGTTTGCCATTTGGGGTTTCTTTGCATTGATTATTATTGTTCTATCTAAAATGTTGCCATGACTATTGAAGAAGCAAGGGCCGCCAAGATGGCCCTGCGTGAACGCATCCATCAGATCCTGCGAGAGTTCACCGATGACACCGGGCTGTCGGTGGAGTCGCTGTATGTCAACCAAAACATGACCACGGACGGCCGCTGTCGTTACTGGGTGGACGTGGAGGTGCGGCTGTGACTGATCACAAAGCAACGCCCGAGCAGTGGGCGACACCCGCTACACGCTGGTTGGATGCAATCCTCGAACTCCGCGCCAGGGTTGAACAGCTTGAGGCTGGGCTAAAAGATGAAGCTGATTGCAACAAAACTTGTACTTTCAACATTGTAAACAGAGTGAAAGCGCTGGAAGCTAAGTACGAGACCATGCGTTTGGCCACGCTGGAATGGGGCGAAGACGTGGACAAGGTGAAACGCTGGAGCGATCAGCACCTGCAGCGGATTGAAAAGCTGGAAGGCACTCGACGCCCAGCTTCAAGGGTCCACGAAATCAGCGAGCCACTGCAACTGACCCCAGAGCAAGCGCAGCATGTCGCGGCCCTGCTGGCTCCAAACTCCAAGCCATCTCCTAATTCCTCCCAAATTGGGAGTTCGCTGGTGGCGCGGGTGGAGAGAAGAATTCGCCATGCGCACGAGGTCGGCGGATTTCAGGCCCGCTCTGCGATCCGCGAGGTGGCTGCCTGGTTGCGCGAGCAGCAAGACGGCGATCTGGTTGCAGCAACCATGCTTGAGCAGGAGGCCGAACGATGAAAAGCGTTGATGAGTACACCACGCTTGGAGCAGTCGCTTTAGTGCTGCTGGTCATGATTGCTGCAGCGTGCTGGTGGTTGCCTCAAAAATGGCACGCCTGCCAAAGGCTTTATGACAATCGTCCCGCCCAGATCATCTGCCTTGGATCTCAATGACCGACCACCCCATCATCCCACCTCCGGAGCTGGTGCAGCAGTGGCGCACAGAGCCTGAATACGCATCAGCAAACCAGCTCTTGACGATGGTCTCCATGACGCAGAACCGCTTAATGGAGTTGTGTCAAAAGTCTGCCCAGTACGGCGCCGACCAGGAGCTGGAGGCGTGTTGTGAGTATCTGGTGCGCTGCGCTCAATGGGAGCCAGAGGATGTTGATGAACTCCGCGCCGCCCGCCGCCCCAAGCCGATGAGCTTGAAAGAACAGGCGTTACAAGCACTTTCTGAAGCCGTCAAAATGGCCGATGACGTCCCGCCAGAGGGGATTTGCTCAAGCCAAGCAGACATTATCCGCCGCGCACTGGAACAAATTGATGACTGACAAATATCCCATCACTTCACTTCCAAAGCTGGTCTACGTCGTTCGGGGACTTGACTGGCCAGAAGCTCTCGGTGATTTCACTCTTATGGGTCCAGTTAATAACAAGGGAGCTTGGCGCTGGTACGAACGCCATCATAATGGCACCGTTGAGCGCATCAAAGTCGATCACCAATTCCGTCCTATTTATCAATGACAAGTCAACACCCTATCGTCCCACCGCCGGACAAAATCCACAACTGGCTCCAATTAGAGAAGATTGGCTACACCATCGAGCAAATTATCACTGTAGCCGCCCAATATGGCGCTGATTTGGAGCTGGAGGCGTGCTGTGAACTGCTCCAGCAGAAAGGCATCCCTGCGTGGTCACTACTTCGCTTGCATCGCCGCCCTAAGCCGCCGAGCTTGAAGGAGCAGGCGTTGGAAACGTTGCAAAGGCTGTCCAAAGATGGATTCCCCTGCAATTATCAAGAAGACTCTGATTGGGACACCATCCGCCGCGCCTTGGAGGCTCTTCCCGAATGATCAGCATCGACTCCAATCAAGGCCGCATCGGTGAACTGTGGTGGATCAACTCTCAGCCATCGGTGAAGATCCACGGCAAAGACGTCATCCCTGGCCTGCGCCGCATGTTTGTCCTGTGGGGCACCTGCGGCTACGGCCGCGACATCAAAATCTCGATGGAGCCCATCAATGACTGACCTCTCCCCCGCTGCTGCCGCCATTGTGGCGGCCTTCGACGAGCGCTACGAGCTGCTCGGCCCGATGGAGGGCAACTGGCAGGAGGTGTGCCTGGCCGCTGCGCTCACCGCGTTGGCAGTCCGCATCAAAGGCGCCGACGGCATCCGCCATGACGTGCTCGACATCGTCAACGAGCTGCAAACCAGTCATGACTGACCATCTCACCTCCCGCGCTCAGCGCCTGATTGAAGAGTTTGAGTACGGCGAAAGTGTTCGCGAGGGCATTGCCAATGTGCTGCTGCACCTGGCCGCCGCCTGGGCCAACTACAGCGATGGTGACGAGTGTTGGCACGGAGTCACGACTGGCACTCTTGAAGATTTTGCCACTGAACTCACCGCTCCCACCTTGCTCGATCGCGCCTTAGCTGGCGACAAGGAAGCCGCTCGGCAGTTTCTGTTTGAAGCTGGCTTCACCGATGAACACGGCAACCTCCACCCTCGGTATTGTTCCCATGACTGAATTTACCTCCTGCATCACATTCAACTCTCCACCAACTGAAGAGGTGTTGCGCCTCGACAAAGAAGGCTTTCACTATCGCGGCCAGTTCATTGCTGACGCGGGCGAAGCTCATCGGTTGATGGTGGAGTTCCTCAAGCAGAACACCAAGCCCGAGCCAACAGACGATGAGCTGTTGGAACTGATGCCCGAGGCCATGCGGGATGAGTTTGCGGCAGTTTCCAGTGTGTACTCCACGGCCACTGGTGGCCAGGTAGAGCCAGGTCTGTTTCGCGTTGTGCTTAATACCGTTGCACTGGAATATGCCCGCGCCGTCCTTGCTCGCTGGGGGCATCAATGACTGATTTCCTCTACACGTGGGCCGGCCCCGGTGTGATCTGCCCCAAGCATGGAACACACCCGCACACCATCGCAAGCAACATCAAAGGTCACGAAGGGCACTGGTGCATGATCTGCGCACTTGAAGCACTTGGTGATCCGCTGCCAACGATCTCACAAGAGGAGTATCTCAATGGCCTCAATGACTGACTTCCGAGCGCTGTGCGCTGAGCTGCTACAAGAGCTTTGTTGCCATTACAGGTCCTGGGAGTTGAAGGAGGGGTATTGCTCGGATGCAATGACCCGCGCTCAAGCTGCCTTGCTTCAGTCCGAGCCGCAGGGGCCGACTGATGAGGATTTGATTGAACTCTTCAATGAGAACGACTGGAACTACATTAGCCCAGAAACTTTCCTTGACATTGCTCGTTCTGTACTGGAGTTACGATGACTGATTCCACCCCCGAATACGTTTGGGAAATCAGTGGCCCATGTCGCGAGCACGACTCGTACATACTGCCGCATGACGACGACGATATGTGGATGTCAGCAAGGGATTTTGCGCTTGCTTGGCTTGAAGAACTCATGGATCAAATGCAAGTCGGCAACCCTGTGTTGGGCATCGAAGTTCAACTTAGGGGTGCAACAGAATCCGATTTAGCAATTTTGCGCGGAGAATCAGATGAACTCGATGACTGACCTCTCCCCCGCCGCGCAAGCGGTGCTGGATGCCTACTGGAAGAGCCCATGGGATCCTTCTTTGCAGCATGAAGACCGTTATGCCATCGCCGCCGCTCTGCGAGCCGCTGCGCTGTACTGCAAAAGCGATAGGCTACAACTTATCGCTATTGCCGAAGAGCTGGAGGGCACACATGGCGATTGAGCCACACGCGATTCCTTTTGAAGAGATGTCAGGCTATTTCACGATTGACCCCACTTCAAAAACAGGACTTAGGCGAATACGCTCAGCTAGCCCCACCGCTCAAGAGGGGAGCGAGGCTGGAACCTACCATCCTCGCACCGGTTACTATTTTACGATGTTCAAAGGAACCCGCTATAATAATTCGCGCATTATATATGCTCTTGCTAATCAGTGTGATCCCGGGGGACTGCATATAGACCACATTGACAGAAACAAGTTAAACAACAGTCCGTCAAACTTGAGGCTGGCCACAAATCGTGTCAATCAGCAGAACAGAGTAAAGCAATCAGGGCTCCCCATAGGAGTCTGGTTTGACAAGAAAAGAAAACGCTATGTCGCGAAGACTCGAATTAGCGGCAAACAAAAACAGGTGGGCAGGTACAGCACCTTAGAAGAAGCTGCCGACGCCTACAGGCAGGCGCAACTCCTCGCCATCGCAGCCGAACTGGAGGGCCAATGATCCGTCACATCATCCCCGCAGAGGCCTTCGGCCGCCTGCAGCAGCGGTTGCAGCGCCCTGGTAGGTACTGCCCCAGGGTCGCCAAAGTCCTGTCCACGCCTGCGCCCTGGGATGCAGGGTGCGACAAAACCTCTACACCCGATGATCAATGACAAACGATCGTCGCCCGAACGGCAAAGGGCGTAACTTTACAGTTAACATTCGCATGAGCCGTGAAGAAATCGAAGCGGCTCGCAAGCTAGGCGATGGCAACATCAGCATGGGCTTTCGACACGCGATTAGATACGCGTGCTGGAAAGAAATGAAGCCTGTTAAATTGAGCGTTATGCTGCGCGGTGCAGCTCACATGGCAGAGGAATTAGAAAATGCCCGCAGTTCAGATTCCCTGCCCGAATTGCGAAAGTCGAATGAGCTTTGTAGTTAGTACTGGAAATGGCGAGGAAGGCATTGTGCGTAGGCGCAAGTGCAATTCTTGCGGTCATCGCTGGTACACCTTTCAAGAGCACGAGATTCCGATCCCCGCCTGCTACGTCACAACCAGTGACAAAAAGCCGTTTTTGCGAAAAAAAGAAAATTGACTTTTTCTTGATTTGCGCTAAGCTTCAATTTCAGCCCATCCCTCATCTCAGAAAATGGTACACCCAACTTCAGGCTTTTACATCAAGGACGACAAAGAATACGTTTCTGTTAGCTCAATACTTGGTAGAACCGTAGAACTTTTCAATCCAAACAAGCTCAAGGGCTTGGAAATTTGGCGGCAAATGGAACCAAATTGGCGCGAGGTGATGGAGGGCGCACAAAGAAGGGGAACGATAGTCCACTCAGAAGTTGAAATAGCTCTGTTTGGTGACAGCAAGAAACACGGGCTAGATTACGCGCAAATGGATGAAATCATTAAATACAATATTCACGAATACGTGAACTATCTGCAACCTGTCATTGAATTAATCAAAAAGGAGAATTTTGAAAATGGCGTGAGCAGGCCTTCTTTGTTGATAGAAGAAGAACTGTTTTGTCACTTGGGTTACGCGGGGACTGCAGATGCTCGATTGCACTGGGAAGGCGAGTACAGCATTTGGGATTGGAAATCCGTGCGCTCATACAAAGAGCCGAATGTAAAGAAAAAACCCAAGTCGATCGGTCACTACAAAGAAGCGGAGATACAAATCGCTGCATACGCGCTCGCCCACAACCTTGCGGTAAAACGAGGAGAGCTTGACACGGAGATAACTCAGGGAGTAATCTGCATTTGCTATGACTGGCGCGAACCTCACGTTCACGTTCTAAACAAGCAAGAGCTTAAAGCTGCTGCGCAAGAGTTCATCGAGCGCTTCAAGGCATACTGCTCTCTCGAAAACATCACCCTTCCACGGGAAGTTCAACAATGATTTTCATCACCGCCACCGGTTACGTGACCGGCGATCCTAAAATCCAGGATGGCGACTACGGCAAAAACATCACTGTTTCCGTTCGCTGTAAGTGCAAGAACACCAAGCAGCCAGCTCAGTATGTCAATGCTGTTTTTTACGGAAAAACAATTGAAGTCATTCAGAAATACGTTGAAGATGGGCGCCAAGTAACAGTTGCGGGCGCTGTCAAGTCCATTGTTCCCAAGGAGAAAAAGGACGGAACCAAATATTCCAGCATCTATCTTCAGGGCTACGAAATTACGCTGCCCGAAAATAGTACGCAGTCCGGCTCACAGCCAATGAGCGGCAATCAGAACAATTCGGACGACAACGACTTCTGATTAACTTGGCAGAGTAGGGTGCGGTACCCTGTCCGTCAATTCACCTCCCCATCGCGTCAACATTTCTACTACTCGGGCCAAGCGGTAGACAAAAGTGTTACGCAAGCTAAAATCCGGGGTCTGATCGCGGAATAGAGCGGTTCCAGCCAGTCATGGTTTCTGGGCTCTATTAAGGTGAATATACTCGTAAGTCCAAGACTTGAAAGCCTCCTTCGGGAGGTTTTCTTGTATAATTTACTTGCTTCAGCTTCTCTCATGACAAGCCGCATCATCGGAATTTACAGTCCAGCGCCCCAATCGGGCAAAACACTTGCTTCAAACGTGCTGACGCATCAAGGCTTTACCCGACTCAGCTTTGCCGCGCCGCTAAAGCGAATGTGCATTGAATTTTTGATGATGCTTGGATACAGCAAAGCCGCTGCCCTGGAATATGTTTTTACGAACAAGGAAGTGCTGATTCCCGAAATTAATCAAACCCCGCGACATTTAATGCAAACTTTGGGGACGGAATGGGGTAGAAATCTAATTGACAACGATGTGTGGCTGACAATTTTCGAGCAAACGTCGAAAGAGTTTGACAAAATAGTCGTCGATGATGTCAGATTTCCCAACGAAGCTGAAAAGATCAAGCAAATGGGCGGCGAGATGTGGAAAGTTGTGCGCCCGAGCGCAAGTCACAACGGTGCGCACTCGTCAGAAGGACAGCTAGACGGCTGGAATGGATTTGATCACGTAATCTACAATGACGGAACGCTCGTCGAGTTTCGCGAAAAAGTTGACGCGGTGATTAAAGGTGCTAAGGGAGAAGAGTGACGATTTCTATGGATCACGACTGGTAGCAACTGCGCGTTTGCATTTAGCAACGGTAATGAACGGCCAGCCATCTGAGCCGTTCTTTTCTACTATGTGGAAAATTATAGAAACAAAAACTTATCTTGGGTATAAAACTGTTATCAATGGAGACGTAGAACTCAAAGGCATCAAAGACTTTATACACAATTCACACTATGGACTGGGCGTAAAATACAGAAATAGAGATATTTTTATAATAAACTGCGCAAATGCTGCTGTTGAAGACAGAACCCAATCTAAGTATGCAGTTAAGTTTGTAAACTGGCTGAAAGACCAGGATCCCGTATTTAAGTTTCCCGTAGAGTATTACGAATATGGAAGAATACTGGTATCAATAAAATTTACGCGATACAGAAATAGAATAGCGAAGATAGAAGAATTTAGGCTGTTAAAAGTTTTATACTATCATCACGCGCATTTGCTAAAAGAGATAGGTGGTGGAAGAAAGTACAAAAGCGTAACGGATTGCTGCAGGCAAAATCTGTTAATTTCTGCAGCCCCCAAGACAATAAAAATAAGAGACAGCGCGACAATCAATGAAATAGAAAAAATTGCAGAGCAACTCAGCAAAAGACTTGATTTCTATGGGCGACGCGCACTTATCGCTAAATTGATCGCGCTATACAAAGCCGACGAGGCTGCTAATGACGCTAAACTTGTTGAAATGTTTTGACGATTGCGCCGCTCAAAGCTTTTCTTTTTTCGTCGCGGGGAAACCAGAAACTCAAGGCTCCAAGAGCGCATTTGGTCGGATCTACACGGACAAGGACGGGCGCCAAAGGGTGATGACTGCGATGGTCGAGCAGTCCAAGGGGCTCTACGCCTGGAGGGGCGCGATCGGCAAAGTCGCTGCAGTCATGCGTCCCGCAGGTTGGAAGACGGATGGCATTTATGCGCTGCACGCGCTTTTTTACATGCCGCGCCCTAAGATTCATTTCAACTCTCGTGGGCAGCTCAAGCCTGGAGCGCCCGTGTTTCATACAAAAGCTGGTGACGCGGACAAGCTGTTGCGTGCCTGTGGTGACGCGCTTACAAAAATCTGTTACGATGACGACGCGTTAATCGTTGCTGCTTCGTCCGTAAAGCTTTTTTGCCAAGCGGGCGGCGTTCCGGGCGCTCACATCACAGTGACGCGACTGGATGAGCAGACGGCGGGAGGGGCAGTCGTTGCATTTGCGCCCGTCTAGGGTTGCTTGCAAAACTGCTCGGGATCTGCTACTTTGCAGAAGTCCAGCCAACCGTCTTCATGGCTCGCAAAAAGCAGGGCGTAGAAACCGTCCCCGATTCCACTGATTCCGAAATGACCAACGCAACTGTTTCCCCTGAGGCCGTCGATCTTGATGACGCTGACGCGCCTCAAGCGGGTAAAACAAAAGTGCGCGGAGAGCGCATGACAGGTCAAGCACTGCTTGACTACGTTGAAAGTCACAAAAACGACGAGAACGAAGAAGTTCTTTTCGCGACTGGTTATTATACCATCGTCACCGACAAGGAGACCGGCGAGAGCGAGACCAAGTATCAGCGTCCCGCCTTCTTCAAGGCCATGACGGAAGCCGCCACCGGCATCCCGTTTGCGCCCGCCAAGAGGCCCTACTCAGCCCGCAAGGGTCGTGCTCCGATCATCACTGTCGGCAAGACCGGCAACTGCGTTGTGGGCGCTCGTCACAGCATCGTGGCTGGCTTCGAGGCTGGCAGCAAGGTGCAGGTGGTCGCTGAAGCTGGTCGCATCGTGCTGACCCAGGCCGACGCCGATGCCGTCGTGACAGACGACAGCAGCGACGAGAGCGACGATCTCGATCTCTGATCAACCTCTGCAATTTGGGCCTCGCAATAGCGGGGCCATTATTTTTATAGAGCAAATGGCACAACTACAACAACAGGCATCGGATTTTCGCAAAGCTTTTGAACTTGTTCGCGAGTGGAAGGAAGATATTTTTGAATTACAGCTTAGACTGATTAGAGAAGAATATAACGAAACAATTGTTGCTGCCTTTGAATTTCGGTCTGATTTGAATAGCGACGAGAAAAAGCAAAATCTGCTGAAAGAATTAGCGGACTTGGTTTTTGTTTGCTATCAAATGAGCGAGTATCTTGGATGGGATTTGGATGAAGCAATGGATAGAGTTTTTGCAAGTAACATGAGCAAGCTTGACGACAACGGCAAGCCAATTCGACGCGAGGATGGAAAAGTGCTCAAAGGCGCGAACTACCAACCTCCCAGCCTCTCCGATCTCGTTGCAAATTCAATCACGGAATCATGAACGCCAGAAAGTTCTTCTTTTTGATCCCACATCTCAATATAGTCAGGACTTTTCTTGCTTTTTCCGCAATTGATGCAAGACATCAATTGATGAGCAGCTTTTGGGCGCCTTACTATGCTCAGGCTGTGCTCTTGAACGGTGATGACTGATGCCGAAATTGATGGCATTATTCAGTCCGTCTGGAGCGGCGAAGCCTCTCTACAGGCCAACCTGAGGGCTATTGTGCGCATCGCGGCCTTATATGGCTGGAGGTGTGCGCAGGTAGCTCAATGGAACACTCAACAAAGCTCTCGCAAGTATGATTGATCATCGCGTAGAATCAAAACGTCAAGAGCGTCTTGACTCCTGGTACGAACAGGACGGGCGCAGCGACAAAAGTCATCCCATGTACGCTCTTTACACCGGCTTGGCCGAAAAATACGCCCAAAAGGAGCAGGAAAGTGCTTGACGTTAAAGAAATCGAGGTGTTGTTTCGGCAGTACTGGAAGGAGTCATTTCCAATGGCACCCGCAGGCAAGCAGGCAGCAATGACGCATGTTGCTTTTGCTGAATATGTCATTAGGTCGATTGAATCCAACCAGGCAAAGCAGCCCTGATAGGCTGTCCTAGCGTCTTCGCGGCAAGGTTAAGAAAGTGTCAGTTCTTTGCGACTACGAAATCGAACATCTATGCCGCGAACACGCAATGGTGGTTCCGTACTGCCACGATCAACTGAACCCAGCAAGCTATGACGTTCGCCTGGGCGACGAAATCATGATCGAATCTGCGGCGTCAACGCAGTTTGTACGTGCGCCGCTTCATAAATTCACGAAAGAGAATCCCTGGCCGCTTGGCCCCGGTCAGTTCTGTCTCGCCTGCACAGAGGAAATCTTCAACATGCCTCGCGACGTTGCCGGGCAGTTCGCGTTGAAGTCCAGTCGCGGCAGGGAGGGATATTCACATGCCCTGAGCGCCTACATTGATCCTGGCTTTTATGGCAGCAGACTGACTCTTGAGTTGCACAACCTGAGACAGCTGCATCCAATTCCTCTTTATCCGGGAATGCTGATCGGTCAGATTGTGTTTTTGCGAATGGATAAAACTCCTATGATTGGGTACGAGGTGAAGGGGCATTACAACAAAAACTTGACAGTGATGCCAAGCTTTCATTCTTGAGTTAGCTCCTTTGCGAGTTGCTCGTAGTTTTCAAGCTTAAAAGCATTTGTCATGTTCTGGGCTGCTTCGCAAATTGCCCAGTGCGCACGACTGTTGTTAAACGAAGCCTGATGATTCAATAAAAGCGCCAGCTCCAAAAGTCCGTTGTAGTCGCGAGTTTTGAACAATTCCTTAAGGCGCTCAGCGTTAAGCCTTTCCTGAAACTGGTCTTCAGCTCGATAGCTTAAGGATGACATTGAGGGAGTCCCCGATGACCGACACTAGCAAACCCTGGCTGCAGGCGCCATGCAAAGAAAATCAATGGATGTGGCGTGTTTACGGATTGGGCATGGTGTGGGATCATGCGCAGGAGTGGCAAGCACGATGGAAGCTCCACTACATGCAAATGGCTTACGGAAGCCTTAACC